TACCAGATTAGATTTTTTACATAATACACTTTCACCAATAGGATAAGAGTATTGGTTGAGTTCTTTCTCTGTTACATCTGATGCAGATACCTGTTGAAATCTTTCTACTGGAATAGTTGCGGTACGAACACACGCAGTCATTGCCCAAAAAGATGTTTCATTATTTACATCACCAATTACGTATGCTTTCATATTAATAATTCAATTGTTTCATACATGCATCATATACCATGTCGACTGTAATTTTTTTATTTGCTTCTATTATATCTTGTGATGGATAACATTTACCAATTGGGTTGTTGTTTAACGCAAGTGAAAGATTATTATCATAGTGTAATGTCTTAGAAGACATAAAGCCGCCACAAATTCTAACACAAGGAACTTCAGCTCCTGCCCAAACATGACTAAGTAAACCGTCAAATGTAACACCCAACTTTACTTTAGATTTTATGGCTAAAGCAATCCTTAAAGGAACCTCTAAGATATTTGCACAATTTTTTAACATTGGTTCATCATACCCTGCACCAGATGGTTTAAATCTTACTACGAGATGTCCTGCTTCATGCAGTTTAGTTGTTAGTTTTTGCCAATTATCGAAACCCCAATTTTTATTTCCTTTAAAAAAACTATTTTTAACATCGGGGTTTACAACTATATATTCTGACCAAGGAGCTGGCATATGCTTTTCACGTCTATCGCGAGACCGAAGTTCTTCTTGACTAAATTTTAATTTAAATGGGACTGGTTTATAATCTTCATTCCAAATAAAGTGCATTCCATTTTTTGTATGTACTTCTTCTTTTACATAATACGGTATATGATAGTCAACCTTTTCACCGTCGCGAAGACATGTTGGAGGTTGATTCGTTACGTTAACTTTTACGTGTTCTTCATTTCTATCAAAAGTTAAAAAGTCGACATTTTCGAAAATAGCAGATCTGCGGTAATTAACTGGAAAGACTTTCTTACCTGTTTCTTTATGTATCTTTTCAGCTTCACCAAGAAATAACATATCATCACCTAATCCCATTAGTACTCCGAGTGTTTTTTAACTTCACTAAATTCACTATTAGAATATAGATTGATCTGTCTTTTTAATAAAGCTCTATGGTCATTTAAAATATAAACCAATCTTGCTAGCTCTACAAAATCGTTACCAAAGTCTTTCTTACCTTCATGTGCTCTTTTGTCGTCTTCAATACTCCAAAGCAATTCATTAACTCTTTTAAGACATTCGACAAAGGAAGATACAATTCTTCCACAATCTAGCTTTTCTACTTTGTCTGTAAGATATTCCAATTCTGTTTTAACATCCAATCCTTTATCAGATTTGATTTGTAAAATAGTTAGTTTATCATATAACTCACCATGTGCTACTGGTACTTCAATCATTTTCTTTTCTACGAATCATCATTGCGCCACAACGTTCTGTTGTTTCTTCTGCGAATTCCCAATGAGAACCCTTTGGTGTTAATAACCATCCTTTAATTCCTGGCCCAATCGGTGAAGGCGTTGGTGTCTTAAAGTCTCTAGGGTCGCCGATGGCTCCGTGTCGTGTCCACTTATAAAGTGTATGTGTATCGTGAAATACAATCCAATCTTTAACAGTATGAGAATGAAGTTCTAGCTCATTATATACGTGTTCCCACTTATGTAGAGAATCAATTAGCATAGCATCACAAGAACCAACACACCTATCATCTAGAGAACTATATTCATGCTGTACCAATTTTCCGTCAACTTTTTTAAGAGCGTCTTCAAAATATTTCTTATGATGATTAAATGGAGCCATATCGATATCAACAACATGTAATTTAGAAGCTCCGGCTAGTACTGCAATAGCTGCGCTATATCCCCAAAAAGCTCCAAGTTCTTTATATGTATATCCAGGTTTCATGTTCTCTTTAACTAAGTCCATGTGATTCCTATAGCTATGGGCTTGAGGAAAATCTCTTTTTAGTATTTCTACAAAATCCCCTAAGTCTTTTGCGTTTTTTATTTCTCGTCTTTCCATTATTCTCCGTGACTTGTTCTTTGATTTTTTATTATGTGATGTGAAAAATGAAAATAATCAGGCTGTATATATTGCATATGTACAGATTTATTATTCACAATATAGTCTGCTTTATCCCACCCGCATTTTTCAATGTTATTTATAAGTCTTTTAGCACCCTTTGGACTAATCGCGTATGAAGCAGTGCCAGGTATCATGCCAGCATCAAACCAAATATTTTTTGCTTTATAGTTCAAATATTTATTTTTATAATCGTGAACACCCTTATAAAGTTCTGGTTTTCTGAGCTTATCCAGTTCTTCTCCATATAAACCACTTCTAACATTTAAAACTAATAGTTCATCAAACTTAGGATTTTTCCATTCGCTAACCGCTAAAGCGTCGTGTTCGAGTATTACAATCGTTTCATCTAACTCTACGCATTTATTCCAAAGAGTATAATGATTTAGAAAATTAGAATATTTACATTGATACGTAAATTCAGAACCATTAATACCAATTTGTCTATCATACATGTGACTTGGGTTTAAAACTTTATTTTCTAATTTGTATTTTTCTTCCCATGCAGATAATGTCGATGGCGTTATACCTTCATATAATTCTGCAGAATACCCATGTTTTTCACAGCTCTCAAGAGTTAAATTAGCAGTAGCAGTAGAGCCTTCGTGATTTTTTATATAAATGATAAACGCTTTCATAGTTTTTTAATTTTATTTAAATATGTTTCATAAGAATACGGTTCTGAAACATTATTATTTACCAATGCATTATTAAACTCTTTTTCAGTTGCTTTTTTTATCTTTGGATAAATGTTTTGTACGCTCTTCTGTATACTCAAATATCTCATATAATAATATGCTTCATGCCAATAATAACTATTTTTCGAAATAACAATCGTATCTATACCAAGAGCGGCAGATAACCAGGCAGTGCCAGAATCCATTGAAACATGTTTTTGTGATGATGAAAGTAATTTTATAATATCACCAATTGTTGTTGCAATAGATACGTCTTTTACTAATGCATGCGTTAAATATTCTTGAGTCTCTTCTTTTGTTATGTTTCTATCTGAAGACGCTGTCCATTTTGAACCAACCTGCGTCGTTTGATAATCTCCTTTTTCTGCGTTATTATTAAAAGAAATGAGATTGACATTATCCTTTGTAAGTTGTACCAATACATCTATCATATCAGTTTCAATTTTCTCATTAACTTTTACAAAATTTGGTAATGATATATTTAAATAGTTTGATAATAAAGTTAGTCTTTCAAATTTACCACGATTATAATAAACAGTTTTTATATCATACTTTTGAAAATAAGTTAGTAATATAATACTATCACCGAGTGCATCAAATATTCTATATAATCTCATACGTATTCTTTCATCCTGTTTTTGTGTAATGCTAAAAAGTGATTAAATTTACCATCAGGTTTATTATTCTTCCACATAAAATACATTCTATTCCATTGATTAGAAAGTTCTGTAACCTTAATATCGTGTAGATTAAACATTAAATTTATATAAGGTTGCTCATTCATTTTAGTTGCTTCTCTATATCGATAAATTTCTGGTAACCCACCAAATTTTTCTCTTGCTTTAAGTCTACCTTCTTTTGACCAAAGTTGAACTCCACCATTGCAATATCTCTTTTCATTTGGACAAGATTTCGAATTAACAAATGTTATGTTACCATAAGATTCCATTTTAGAAATAATATTTTCTACGAACGCGCCTTTAGTTCTATCTTGCACCATTCCGATGTCTTCTACGTCTTCATCAAAAATATTTTCTGTTGTATTAATTAAGATATCAACATCTAACAACAACACTTTATCAAATTGATTAAAATAATCATCTAAAAATATTCTGCACGATTCCAAATTTTGATTTGGCGCATTCATTGTGGCTTTATTAGAGAATTCATATTTTACGCCGATGGTCTTCGCATATTTTTTAGCTGATTCTACGCCTAAGTCAGCCCAATCGGTTGTGCTTTTCATTGGCCCACCGTACGGTAAAAAATATTGATATATTAAATTATTTGCCATGATTATACATCTTATCTTTTATTATATCATTAAAATGCGTTATTTTACCAAAGTGATTGTTTTCGCTCCATTGAAAATTTAAACGGTTCCAATCGTTTTCCAATTCCGTTATTTTAAATCCATGGTGAAAAAACATCATATTCAAATACGCGGTTTCGCCTTTTCGCGTCTCTTTGTGAAAATGATCGTGCTTTTTAGAATCAAACAGTGATCGTGCTTTTATCCTGCCTTCTTTTGACCACACTTGTACACCTCCGTTGTATAAAGCAAACTTTTCGTTTGGATATAGTTTACTTTTTTTCCATTTAAATTTTTCGTCTAAAAACTTTTTAGCATAACTAGAAACTCCAGTATGTGGATTATTAAAATAATTATCCCAAAATTTTGGTGTAAAGGTAGCGCCAGGTACGGCTGATCTATTATATACACCTAATTCATGCACCATTCCAACGTCTTCTATTTCAATATCAAAAATATTATCCTTTGTGTTAACAATTGTATCTATGTCTAATAATAAAATTTTATCATAACAATCAAATGACTCATCAAAAAATAATCTAAATGACTCAAACACATTTAATACTGAGTTCATATATTTTTCTTCTGAATAGATATATTCAGCGCCGATTTCTTTAGAGTATTTTTCTGCTGATTTTTTACCAATTTCAACCCAATCTGGTTTTCCAATCTCACCAGGGTATGGTAAATAATATTGATAAACTAAATTCATGTATTAATCTTTTCACATTCTTTTTTAGCATTTAAATATGTAACGTTTCTTTTTTTCCTCTTGCCTTTGCCAGTCCAAAGAACTGTATTATTTTTAAACTCCCAGTCCATAAATTTATCATCAAAGTAAGTAATAGAGTCTTTTATAACGTTTCGAAAATACCACTCTAGTGCTTTTTGGTCAATATACCATTTCAGCGGTAAAGAGGCTATTTTATTTTCTAGCTGAGGCAATGTCTCAATGGCAGCCTCTTGAAAATATACACACCCAGCCGCTACTTGTAATTCACGCATTTTATGTTCTCTAGGAAAATATCCATAATTGGTTTTAGGCCACTCAAAAGTGTTTTTAAATATAGAATCTACATCTACTATTAATAGCTTTTTTGAATGCTTTAATATTTCTTTTGCTATCATAAATCGTATACAGCTATAATACTCTCTGCTATTCTGTTTAGCTTTATGATACGAAAATGTAACGTTAATATTTAAGTTTTGCGGAGCACGTAGAGTTTGTGTTGGGTTTACTACATGAATATGAATATCTTTTCCAATCTTATTTGCAGAGTTAATTAGTGCAGTCGCGTGTTCTTTAAAATATATAGAATCACACGCAGCCATAACTACAGGACCAAGAGGCATTTCACCCTCTATTTTTATATTATCAAACACTTGCTTCATTCAAGTACTCGAAAAATAAATTTACTGCGTCTTGATTTTTGTGCTCTTTATACTTTTTGCCTGGAATTGGGTGCCAAGGTTGTGTAGATAAATCAGTATAGTGTATGAGTTTAGCATCACTTGTTATTTTATCACACGTATTCCATTGAATAGGAATATTTGAAACTGTCTTATTTTGCAACATCCGCATCAGCGCAGGCTTTTTCATATTCATTAAAGTGTTTTTAGTAGGTATTATACCTTTAAAGGCAGCGCAATCAATAACACTTACATCATCACGGTGTGGTGTTGTTACCCATTTGCCTTCTTTTTTATATTCCCACAATTCACGTAAGTCACCTAGTACTAACATATCAACATCAAAGTAAATTGCGTAACCTTCGTAGTTACATAACTCTGGTATTAGATACCTATGATTTGTAAATCCGGTACATCCATTTTTATAACCAGGTCTAATAAAGTTTATTTCAACTTCTTCATTTGTGTTTTTCTTAATCGAATGCTCGATTACTTTTTCAGCATCAGAATGTATATCTCCATCTGTTGCTATGAATACTCTAATTTTATCGTTCATATTAATTTATATTTTTATTTGATTTAGTTTAGGCCCATCATTAGTTTTCAGTTGTTCCCACCAATCACCATTATTTATCTCGTCGTAAGTCCACTGACAATGAGCAAGATGATGAAAAAGCTTTTCTCTATTTTCTATTGTTCCTACATAACATGGATCACCTTTGTCCCAAGAAACTACGGGTATACCATAGTAAAGCAAATCAACCGATACGGTAGAGTTTAAAACATGAGCTTCTTTTACATCAGATATTTCTGAGCAAAAAGATTGTTCCCATAAATTATGTCCAACTTTTTCGGGGTTCTTTTTTGAACGAACTTTTAACGGAGAAAAAGATTTTTTTATTTCATTGTACCATTGATTAACGTTACTGTATTTAGTGCATCTACCTAAATCGTATTGTTCGCACAATAGATTATACTTACCTTTACGTTGTGGGTGCATTTTAATAACGTCAAGGAACTTACTTAAACGTGTCTCATCAATACCTTTGACACAAAATCTTCCATAACCGTTAAAACCGTCCCAACTAATTGCGTTAGTTGTATGAACATGATCACCAAATCCTACAAATTTACGATTGGCCATTAGATATGGCTTACCGTCGTTTTCAATTTGTTTCCAAAAATTTGGTCCAAGAACAAGCGCAATATCAGAAATTCTTTTTGGGGAATCAACTATTTGTGCTTTAATTCCATGTCGCGCTAATCCGTTTTGATATAATAGTGCGACTTTCTTTTGCCATGGTATTGACTGCTTTGCGTGTATTGCTATATTCATTAGTATAGTTGTCCTCTGTAAGGTGCTCTGTGCATTGCTTGCATAGATCGAGCTTTGTTAAAATCTGCATTAGGTACAACTATACAATCTACATACTTAAATCCTAATTCATGCGCAGCGTACCATCTATTTGAACCACCCCACACAGTATATTGTCTAACATTTAAATCATCGCGCTTTAGATCAAATGGCAAAGGTTTTAACTTGTCTCCGTACCTGCTCTTCTGTTCTATTAGATTACGTCTTGGTGTATCAACAACAATAAGAGGAAAGTGAAGACCATTTTTTTGAATATCTTCTTTCACCTTTGCAAAAAAGCTTTTACCTCTAAGCATTTCTGCTTTTACAACTGACGCCCAAAGCTCACTTACTTCTAAGTGTGTTACTTTATAGCCATTCCACGCTGTTCCGTGAAATTTACATTTCAAAATACTTTCTTCATACGCTGTCATGTATTTTATTTATAATCAAATAATGGTACTCCGAGCAGGACTCGAACCTGCGACCCACGGTTTAGAAAACCGTTGCTCTATCCAACTGAGCTATCGGAGCAAAAATGGTACACCCGCGGGGACTCGAACCCCGAACCAATTGATTAAAAGTCAACTGCTCTACCAATTGAGCTACAGGTGCAATGGCTGCGAAGGCAGGGATCGAACCTGCGACAAAGTGATTAACAGTCACCTGCTCTACCGCTGAGCTACTTCGCATAAAATGGAGCCACCTGTCAGAGTCGAACTGACGACCTGATGATTACAAATCAACTGCTCTACCAACTGAGCTAAGGTGGCGTTAATCGTTATAGTAAACTCAACCAAGTAAAAAGAGCAACGGCGAAGCATACGCCAAATATTGCCATTATTATTTTATCTGCTGTCGAAAGTCTACGATCAGCGTTCCTTTGATTCATTGATTTTTTCATTATTTTTTATACTTGTAATATACACAAATCATTACGACAACGAATATGCCGCTAAAGATATAATTTAGACACAGCCAATAATCAAAGCCGAACTTTAAAACAGCATATCCTAACGCTGCAGCATAGCCGATTATAGACATAAAACATAGACCTATGCTAACATCTTCAACGGATTTTGTTCTAACAGACTTTATTATTTGTGGCCAAAAACAACCAATAAAACAAACGTTATAAATTATTCCTAAACTATTTTCCACCAATGTATTCATATATTTCTTTCCAATTACTAACTCGAGTAACACCATCACTTGTCTCGTGACCCTTATTATATATATGGTCAATAAGAAACGTATTTAAACCCATCTTAGCACCAAGTTCAGCGTTTTCTGTCTTATCTTCGACCCATATAAAATTAGAGTCTTCGTATCGTTTAAGAGCTTCGTCTTTATCTTCACCACATGGCAAACATACAACCCGCTCAAACACGCCTTCTCCGAAAATACGATCGAGGTTTTGCTCTCGCAGTTTGATTGCCCAAGGATCGTCGCTCATTGATGTAATGCAGTGAAAGACAGCACCCTCTTCTTCGTGTAACTTTCGAACATACTTTACAGCATCTCGTATAGGTGGAAGAAATCCAATTGCTGCCGACTCACAAAAAGTTTTGCATAGCTCTTTTGATACCTTACGGTCAATTCCGTAATGTATATCCATTGCATACGCAGTAGAATCTACGGGCCGATAACCTTTTCGGTGCATCCACCAGTGATAACTTTGAGCCCAATTTAAAAGGACTCCATCGCAGTCTGTTAGTATAATCATTGTATAAATTTATTCATTGCGGCACTCATTGTCAGCATTGACTTTTGAAAATCTTCGTGCCATGTTTGATCTTCTTTATTAATATTTTGCAACGTTCCAAGCAATCTAAAACAGGCTTCGTTCAAATCATCTATTGGATCACTTGGAGGTGGCGGAGGATTTTTCTTCGTGTTCATTTAACTTTAGAAAGGTTTTTCCTTTTTACATATTCCATATTACGAGCTCCATTGCCAGTTTTGACAAGGACTTCATCGTTATCCATTACACGCACTACATGCCCAAGTGTAATCATTTCACCGTCTTCCCATTGGACGTAGTCGTCTTCTTTTAGTTCTTCTTCCATAATTTAAAATTTCTTCATTACTGACCGAGAGCCTTGCCTCGATACATAATAATCTTTGTTTCTTTTCCAACTGTCATTTGTAAAAACTTGTATCTCGCCACCTGTTTTATGTGAGTACACCATAACACCACGTCTGTTTCTTTCAATTACACGAGGTGTTGGACTATCTAATCCTAAAACTTGTCTTAAATTAGAGTCTAGCTGCATTTTCCATTTCCATTGCGATTCGTACAATAATAATCCATAGAGACGCTGCGTCAATTTCGTCTTTATAAACAACTGAACGATTCTTTTTTATAAGAGGCTCAAGCCCTTTCTTCCAATCAAGTTCATTCCAATTATGTGGAAGCTTTTCCGTCAAAACGATGCTTGACGCCAAACGTACATATTTGTCGTAAGTAGTATCTCTAATAATCATTTTAACTAGCGTTTGCGTAATTTGCCATTTCTTCTAAGTCTGCATCAAGTGTAGACTCCGCGGCGTTGGTGAATTTGTATCCGGTATTATATCCGACATGAATTGTATATCGGTCGAAGGCCTCTGAGCGAGATAGTGTACATACCTCTGTAGAGCCTGAAAAAAGAACAAAAGCTCCTGTGCTTTCATTATAATCTATTGTCATTATTTCCATAATTTAATTTTTTATTGTTTAATAATTCTATGAAATATTCTTGTGTTTGTCAATTTAAAAAAGAACTTTAGGCCCCGATTTGTGAGGCGTTTTGTCGAATTGCCTTAAGCCACTTTGTTCTTACGAGTAAAGGGTCATTATTGTTCATTGGCATCATTCGCTTGAATGTCTCCCAACTTGGTTTTGGCTCGGACATATCCGACCACATTTTCATTCTTAGTTTAGTATCCATAATTTAAGGTCTGCCAAATCGTGAGAAGTCACCCATTCCGTCGTAATCAGAATCAGGTAATTTTTTCTCTTTATTTTTTGTTATTGCATGTTTAGTTAAATATCTTTTCTGTAAAGGTTTACTAAACATATATATTAAAAGTTTTTTAATACGTATCATATTACTTCTACTTGTTTTAATGATTTAAGAGCAACTTCTGCTCGGACGGAGAAAAAAGTCTTGTGATTAAGGTTTACGTCATAATCAATAGCGGTGTCGCGAGTGATTTCGTTATACTCGCCAGTGCGAGTATTGGTGAGGTCAAATATGTTGCCATATCCTTTATAGTCAATAATGTAGTTAATTACGTTTTCCATAGTTTAAGCGGGGATTGAAATTACTAAGCCATAGTAAAACATGGCTCCAAATAGTGCTCCCATTAAGGAGGCGACGAGTGTGTCTAGTATTGTTTTTTTCATATTTTTAATTTATTTGGAATAAATATAAGCGTCAACTCGCGATGCGTGTTTGAGAAGAATAGTCTGATACCCGCGAGTAGCACGCCAGTGCCATGGATCAGAGACTTTATAGTAATCACGATTTGGGTTGTTTTTACCCAATCGACCTTTGAGGCATAGCCTTTGATTCGTACCCTTTAGGGCTTTTCGAATGTTATCAATGATAGCTAAATCATTGGCGTCCCTGTGGTCAAATGTGCCGACATAGGAAGTGGAATAGCGGTAGTTTTTATTATTAGTCATAATCAATCTTATAATAATATTATACCACATATTGACATATTTGTCAACAAGTATATGTCGTTCTACTCTAACGACTTGTAAAACTTATCGCGTCTATCTAACAAAATCGGGGCCCAATCGTCTCTTTTTTCGACAAAAACGAGCGGTTTTGACTCATTTTCAACGGTCATCGCTATGACTAATTGAGTGATTGGTGTCTTAGTTCTTTCTTCAAACATGATAGCATAAGCCGCCGCTTGCATAAAATAGCCTTCACACATTTGCCGAGTCTTAATTCTACGTGATGTTTTAAAGTCAACTATCGATAGTTTACCATCAAACTCTGCAACTAAATCTACTCTACCCGCAAGCTTTAAATAATGAGAATATAACGGACACTCTTGAAGTACTATCTTACCAAGATTCTCATCAAGTACTTTCTTAAGTGGTTTCCACATAGCAAGAATGTGTGGCATCTCGTCTTCTTTTAAATAATCAGGCTTATTGTTTATATAGTCTTCAGCAATGTTATGTATTCGAGTACCTTGACCCGCAGCTTTTCGTGATATACGATTTGCTTCTTCTGCTCCAACTCTTTTTCTCCAAGCCATAATTGCAGCCTTCGAGAAATACCCAAGCATTGTAGTAATAGACGGATAAGACTTACCTTCAGGTGTCTTATATACTCTACCCTTTTCTGTTGTTTCTGCTACTAGGTCATAGCCTAATTCTATTGGTTCGTGTGTAAACATTATTTAAGTCTTATTGTAGATTTCTTTGGATCAGAACCTTTATGAATTTTAGCAAGTCTATCATTCCACCCACTACCTGCTTTGTTTCCTGCATTGCTTCGAGTTGTTTCGTAATTCATATTACACGCATTAATAAGATATGTCCAATCTTTACCGTGTTTTTTTAATTCTTTTTCTTTGTTATCGTATGAGCAAAAGATTTCTTTTACTTCACCCGTTTTTTGATTTTGTATATCGTAAGTAGGCATAATTAGAACCATTTCGGTTGAGAACGTTTTGTCCAAACCATTTTAAATCTTGCTTGTTTTGTTTTGTAGAATTTTCTGTAACTTTCAATAGGGTCATCTGACATACACTCGGGGTTAGAACCCATAGCTAATTTGAATTTAGTTCTGTTCGAACTTGGCATATTATTAGGTATCGGTATTAGATAATTGTTCAGTTCCGCAGAAGCGTGTGTCTTTCCATATCTATATGTATACTCATCTAATAGTGCGTTAAATAAACGATAGTGCCATTGATAATTATATTTTGACTCCATCGTCCAAATAGTACAAGGGTGTTTAGCGTGTACTGCTTTGTATAAATGAAGTTCTCTGTCATCAGGTAATACCCAATAGTTTTGTATTGTCTTTCCGCTTGAGGAACGTCTTTTCTCTACTTTACCGTCAAGAATGCGATGAGCTGTTGAAAGCATTTGAGCAGATTCAACAATCATCTTAACAACATGTTTATCACAATGTTGCTTCGCTGCTATAATAGGATTATTATCTAATGCAAAGATATTCATTTAGTTTGAAAATCTGCGGCAGATTCTACTAGCATTGCACATCTTTTCTCAATTAAATAATTAAGTATTTTGTTATTTGGTTTTTCGTTTTGCTCGTTGAATTGCTTAACAATGTCATCCGCAATTTCTTGTGGAGTATATGCCAAATCAATTAGCTTTTGATTACGTACAAAGTTTCGGTTCTCTTCGTCACTCATATTCAGATCAAGCTCCCAACGACATTCGTACCAATCTTCGATCTTCTTTTTTCTCATAGGTGTTTGACGAATACCTTCAACAAAAACATCATCACCACTAAGAATATTTGGTACACCATCACTTGTATCACCCTTACAAATATGTTCGAATAGATATTTTTGTGGGTCTTCAACTGTAATGAAATCGCGTTTCATTGGACTGAATTGTTTTACATTCTTGAATTTGTGAAGTTGCAAGAAGTCTTTATCTGGTGATATAATTAAAACGGGTTCGTCTTTTCCAAAGTCTTGTGTTTCTTTTGTTAGAACTCCGATTACATCGTCAGCTTCTGCGCCTTCTGCATATATTACAGGATAAGGCATATAGTCTTCTAGCTCTTCACGAACCATATTAATTAGACGAAAGAACTCTTTCCAATCAAGTGGTGATTCTTCTCGTGTGGTTTTTCTTTTAGCTTTGTAATTCTCAAAGTATTCTTTACGCCAAGAATGAGCATCACATGCAATTACCATCTTACCGAATTTATCACGATGCTGAACATTGTAACGACGAATCGTGTTCAGAATCATATGTCGAATTAAGCCCTCTTGAATTTCTTCGGGCCTGTCTTGTGAGAAAATTGCAGCAACTGCAATACCTGAGTAGTCTAGTAGTATCATAAGTATAATACTATATTATTTTGAACTATTGTCAACCCTTAAAAACATGCTTTCTATGAATTTTACAACCGATGAATGCGTTATAATATTTTTCTGGTTTAAGTAAAGCGTCTGTTTCGAATTGTATCTTTGCTTCATAGTAACTCATTTCACCTAGTGTTTTACACAAACGAAGGATGCGACGAGAAAATCTATCTTTACCAGATTCTTCAACAAGAGTTTTTACCTGTTCGCTAGACCCATAATAGTCTTGCCAATCAGATTCTTTTAATGACCTTCTTCGTCTCTTACGACCCTTGAGCGGCGGTTTTGAAACTTTGCTCCAAAACCTTTTTTTGCCAATATAGAGCATTTCCGTTTGTTTGTCATATATTTCATAGACGAAACCAACATTATCTGCAATAGCTTCTGTCGTAAACTCTTCTTCATTATATAACCACACGAGTTATTTATAGATCAAACTCGCTCTGGTCTTGTGATATCCAAGAGCCATCAGCAATTCTTTTCTCTTTTAACTCTTCGTATGATTTTTCTTTCTTACCACCGTCATATGCCCAACCGTATCCGCGATTAATCATATCTTCTTGAATAGATATTGTTTGGCCTTCTTTATATAACCAGCCTAGCATTCTACCATACTTACCATCTTTTTCTGTTCTGATGATAATATCACCATCTTCGAGTTGCTCTGTGAGATATGCAGCAGCTTCTTTACCAAGCTTCTTTTCATACAAATCTCGTGTACGAGACTCGGGTGTGTCAATTCCAGCTACTCGAACTCGCTCTTTTTTTGTGAGTCCAAATCCTAAATCAACTAATATGTCAACGGTATCACCGTCAACAACTCTTACTATTTCTTTTACTTTATATGTATACATTATTTTCTTTCTATATCTTCTTCTATACATTTATCACCATATTGTATTTCACAAATAACACACATACTATTACTAATATTAGCTGGTAAATGCCACTTTTTAACTGGTATATTAATGAAATCATTTTTGTGGTATATATCACCGTTGAGAGATAATTCACCTTCTAAAATAAACCAATGTTCATTTCTATGAAAATGTCTTTGATCACTTAATGATTTACCTGGTTCAATATGTAAAGTTTTAATTTTATAATCTTTACCTTCTGATAAAACATTGTAACTACCCCATCTCGTTTCCATTATTCTTCTTCTTCTAATTCTTCTTCGGGTTCATCACCAATATCTGTAGAACCACAGAACGGGCAATAAAGAGGTAGTTCGTCGGCATCTGATTCGTTTCTAGTAATAACGTATTCAGTGCCACATCTATAACAATAATTGGTTTCTCTTATCATGCTTCGCAGGAGCTACAGTTTAAAATATTACGGGAGAGTTCTTGAGAGGGATTTGTACCTCTGTGATAATACAATGTTTTCACACCTTGTTCCCAAGCAAAGATAATTAATTGATTTACATCTTTTACAGGAGTTGATGGGTGAATCATTACGTTAACACTTTGAGATTGGTCAATATGTTTTTGACGGATTGCTGTCTGAATAATAATTTCTTTTTGAGATATCTCACCGAATGTTTTAAATACTTCTTTTTCGTGATCTGATAAAAAGTCTAGGTGTTGAACAGAACCACCATTGACCAGAATAGACTTCCATGTTTCATTGGTGTCTTTACTATGGTGTAATAACACTTCTTTTAAATAAGGGTTCTTGTATGTAAACTTGCCTTTTGCTAAATCTTTTACAAAGTAATTTGAGTTTAGTGGCTCAATCGAAGGCGAGACTTGACCGAGAATAAACGAACTAGATGTAGTAGGCGCGATAGCCATTGTAGTTACATTTCTTCTTCCGTAGCCTTCGAGCAGTTCTGGCTCACCAAATGCATCAGCTAAACATCTTGACGCGTGATACGATTCTTTCTTAATAAAAGTCCATATCTCAGAAGTTAGATGTTTTGCTTCAAACGATTCAAACGAAACTGATTTAGACTGAAGATAAGAATGCCAGCCCAATACGCCAATACCCAGAGCTCTTTGCCTCTTTGCAAAGTTTCTTGCTGGTTGTAGATAAGGAACACCTGTAGTCTTTCGAATAAACTCTGTCATTACAGCATCTAAGAAAGAAGTAAGTACTTGAACAGCGTCAGAATCTTTCCATTCGTCATAGTGCAATAGGTTCATTGACGACAGATTACATACAAAGGATTCATCATCACTTGAGTGTAGTGCAATCTCTGAGCAAAGATTAGATGCGTGGATTCTTAACTCCTTGTCTCGGTAAACTTCGGGCGCATTATTGTTTATTGTATCTTCAAAAAAGATATAAGGATAACCGCTTTCAAATCTTTTCTGAATTACTTTACCCCAAACTTTGCGTTTCTCTTTGTCACCATCAATCATATCTGACATCCATTGATTGCTTATAGTAACACCAATAGACATGTTTTGAATAGGGTGACCATCGCCTCTTATCTGAAGAAACTCAAGTACATCGTCATGGTCAATTGGTAAGTACGCTGCAAAAGAACCTCGACGTACATTCGATTGTGAAACAACATTAGTTACTGTTTCAAACAATTCCATAAAGTGTACGGGCCCGTTTGATTTGCCACCCGAAGATATTTCTGTACCTCTTGATCTTATATTTCCGAAGTAGCCAGATGTTCCGCCACCCATCTTTGTCATCATTCCAACCTCGGCTTGCTTAGTTAGAATTGCTTCCATAGTGTCATCGACATATGAACCAAAGCAAGAAATAGGTAGTCCTCGTTCCAAACCGTAGTTAGCCCAAATAGGCGAGGATAGTGAAAACCACCCTTTGCTCATGTAATCTTCGAACTTATCTGCAAAGTCCTTTTGATTTAATTCTTTACCTGCAGCTTCTGCAATTTCGCGGATTCGGCCTTCTGCGTTTTGGCCTTCTAACAAATAGCCTCTTTCAAGGAATGTGCGAGAATCCTCGTTCAACCAATAATAATTTTCCATAATATATCTATTCTAAAATAAGTCGTCTTCGTCGTATGATTTATCTTTTTTTGAGTATTCTGTTGGGCGTTTATAGAAAAAGTCTGTAGCCGTATTACCAAGTACATCTTCATCAAACCAAACAGTTTGTTCTAGTTGAGATTCGTTAACATCGTCAAAGACGGGATCGAATCCGATTTGTTTTAAAGAATCATTTAAGCGATTCTTAATAAAGTTTTTTAATATATCAGATGAAAGATGTTCACTCTCATATTCGTTTAGTGACCACTCAATTATATTTGATTCTGCTTCAAAGGCCTGAAGACACGAACTACGAATGCGGTCTGCTAATTCGTCGTCAAATAACTCTGGATGCTCTTCTCTTATTACATTAACTAGTTTAATACCAACCAGTGCATGAAGCATTTCTTCTTTAGATGTATAGGCTACTTGCTGAGCAGTATCTTTTAAATAGTTACGAAAGCGATTAAAGTAATTGATAGTATAGAATTGTGCAAACAATGAAACATTCTCTACATATAATGTAAACAATATAAGAGAGTATAGGTATTGTTTCTTGTCGTCTTTATAACACTTCTTTAAGTGCTTACGAAGATATTTGATTCTATTTTGAATCATATCTATTGACATGTTTTCTTCAAACACATCTTCAAGGTCAAGTACTTTAAGTAATCTTTCATAAGCGTTGTTATGAATTACTTCTACATTAGCCATTACAAATCCTAAGTCTGTAATTGACGGATGTGGTAAGTTCTGTCCAAGGTTAGCCCAAAAAGTTTTGACGGCTACTTCTATTTGACCAATAGCAGAAAGAGAACGTTTGACCATTTCTCTTTCTTGATCATTAAGATTTACTTTGAAATCTTGTACATCTGACTGAAAGTTAAATTCTTTATCAGTCCAAAATCCATTGTGCATTGCAGAGATGTACTCTTCTGTCCAAGGATAGTTATCGGGCTTGCGCGTTATTTGTTCTTCGAAAATCATAGAGACTATTATATACTGTTAAGGGGTTATTGTAAAACAAAATAAAGAGAAATTTTCTCTTTATTCGTTTGATGCTTTACGGCGAATTGCCCGTAAAGCGCCGGTGTCGGAGTTACGCAGAACAATAATAGAATTACGTGATTTCTTTGCGTAGTCGTATATAGCCTTTTGATTTTCGTCTTGGAGGTTTAAATATTTTGACCATCTTTCGAACTTGTTGCGTCCAGTAGCAAATTTATTAAATACTTCTGAAGGCACATCAAAGTCCTTATATTTTTTTCTTTTTATTGGTGGAGCCATCGGTCTATCGTGAACCGCGACTGCACCACTGGTCATCTGTTCCTTTGGCGTCATATAATAATATCGTTCTGTGTAATATATATACTTTGCTTGGTTTTGACATGATGCGCTGTAAAGATCGGTACATTACAAAAATGTCCAATCGGCTCATGCTCTTCAACCACAACTTCAGTATCTGCTTTTGCAAGTGGCTCACCTGTTTTAAGAGGCAAATCTCTTACCAGAAAATATTTATTCGCTTGTATTGTACCATTTTCATTTAAAAATAAATTTTTACACTCATGTAACTCGAGGTAATCTTCTATTTCTAATCTTTCGCAGATAGTCTCGTCTGCTAATTTTGTGTGTTCTTTTATTAAAAACAGCGCGGTTGCATAACTTGCCAATTTAGTTTTACCAAATGGAAGTTTATTTAAAAGTCTTTTTATATTATATACTAAACGATGAAACGCTGTATAGGCTCCCTTTTCTTCTGAACCTTGAGGCTTCTTCAACTTCTTTCCATTTTCATCTACAATACCAAGTTCGAACGCTTTAGTATCTTTCCACTGGGTTGTAAGAAGACGTAAAAATCTCAATGCATAGAAAAAATCTGCTCCTTTAAGTAAGCTCATACTTCTTTTAATTTTTTAGTAATATAAAGGTCTGTGTATACTTCGTTTTTTTCGCCCAGTGGCAATAAATTTAAATATAGTAAAATTGTTTTTATGATGCTCCAATGTTTAACATCAATTCTGTAAAATATCATTCTATTCGCAGCTTTTATTTCAAAAACATTGAATAATATAATAATGTGATTTAAAAGCAATCGTAACTGAATTACTCCAGTATCGTCATACTTTCGAAGTAGACGATTGATATATTTAAATCTCGCGAGGTCTTCTTTAAAATCTTCGACTGTTAAACAAGCTGGGTTGCTATAATATTTAGCTGCGAAGATTTCAAAGTTGTCATTATTTAGTTCAGCAAACATAAGTTTATTTATTCTGCAGACTTAGCCTGCTGTCCTAGAATAAACAAATGAAAGTCCGCGGTATCTTTTTTATAAGGATTTTTTCCGCCTTTGTATCCTGCTTTATAAGCTTTATTCTTCTCTGCCTCTTTACTTAATTTTGAATTTCCAAATAGTTTAGACAGCATTGAATCTACATCATTTTTTTTTACTTTAAGATCGCCGCCCTTAACAAATTTAGCAGGGTCTACTGCTTCTTTTTTAGTAGCCTTTGATATCGCTTTACGTCTTTTATGCAGATACTTATCAGAGCTATCTACGTCGCCGTCGTTATCAATGTCTTTATCTTTGCGGTCGTCAAAATCTTTTGATGCGGACTTCTTATTTACTGGATCGAGTTTTTTCTCGTCGAGCTCACCAGATTTATAAGCTTCTTTAAATCCTTTAAGACCTTTTCCTTTTGGAGCAGCGTCTTTCTTTGTTTTAACATCGTCCTGTTTCTTAGGGTCTATTTTTTTACCGTCATATTCTTCTACGTCAGTAATCTTTACACCTTTAGCTCCTTGGCCCTTTGGCACTTTTGATTTGGGTGCGTTGTCACCTGCTTTAGGATCGTCCTGTTCGGGGTCGTTGGCCACTTGGGTCTTATGAAGGTCAGCAAATTCTTGATCACGTTTATTGGTTTTACCCAGGCCTTCATTAAGGACTTTTAAAATATTTTCTTGTAAATTCATAATACTATTTATCTGTTTTAGCTTTTCTAACTTGTTTTAATCTTTCAATTTCTTTTTTTCTCATTGCAGGAATCATTCTTTTTGCTAATTTCTGCATTAAAGTCTTTTTCTTTTCTACTTTCTTATCTATATTTACCCTTGCTTGAAAAGGCAAATCGCTATAGCTCTTACCCTTTAGAAACATTTGGCGCATATATTCTCTCGCAGCCTTGTTTGCGCGTGATTGTATTTTTTCTACACCAGCTTTTTTTCTCATCGCAATCTTTCTTTTCCGTGCGATCTTTGGTGCGAGACGTTTCATAAGAATACCTCTTTTACGTCTTTGTATCGGCGTAAGAGGAGCTTCTAAAATATCTAATGCTCTTTCAATTAAATTCATTATACCTGTATATTAAATAGCATAAACAATGCGGCGACTCCGCCAGTTACTAATGCACCGACTACTATCCAACCAAACTTTACTATAGTTGCAATAGTTGATTTTGCTTCTCCAAGAATACACTCTGCTTCGCGAAGACGTTCTTCGATGTCATCAAATTTTACATGTAGGTCATCTATCGATTGCCATGTAGTTACGGTCTTTTCTTCAAGAGAATGTATTTTCTCTTCTGCGCGAGCAAGTGATATAATAGCTTCTGCCATTTTATCGATCTTTTCTTCGATTCTATCAAGTCTAGTTCTATCTTCTCCGTTCATATTAGTTGTCTACTTTGGCACCGGCTCTCCATTGAAAACACGACCAGTATCGCGCTTTCCATTTCGGGCCTGGGTTATCACAGTTGTGTCTTGCTCTAAAATTCTTTCTTCTACCAGGGTCGTCTCTTTTAATGCTCATCTTCGGATCGCCGAATCGAACTACTACGACAGTACCTTTTTCGTTTTTTACATAAACTTTAAATTTCTTATTAGGATTCTCAGAAGTACGTATAGGATCGTTCAGCTTTACCTTCTTGCCTTGGTATTCTGCTTCTTCAATCGTATGACATCCACACGAAGTATATTCCTTAAATGACTTCATTAGGTATTGCCTAGGTATTTTTTGTATTCTTTTTGAATCATCGAAGGCGTCCACGTTAAATCAACACCGGCTTCAGAGATAAATTCGTTGTTTTCTTCTCCAGTTGCAACTTCTACCATTCTTTGAAGTCTTAGCGCATCTAAATCTACATCTTCGAGTTCCATACCTTTAGGTCTCTTAGAACCTTTTTTAGCATAATATATTTTAGTAGGATTATTTGTTACAAAGATCAATTCGCCATCAGCATCTAAACCTGCAAATGTAGCATTTTTAGAACCTTTTGCATCAAGATCATTTAAGACTCCAAGTTTAACAGCTCCAGGTCTGACTTTTGAAATAAGGGGTTTAAGGGAGTGTTTCTTAATGAGTCTTCCTTGTTTCTTTTTATCTCCTTTTGTTGCGAGCCATTTTTGCTCGAGCGATTTGAATGGTGCTGCTTCTTGTAGTTCTGATTCAGTTTCTTTATTTTCATGTATTTCAGTAGATTCTTTAACTTTTTTGATTCTAACGTATTTCTTTTGGATAACATTGCGTTTCCAATCTTTCTTATTAAAGTTTCTAAAGTTTTTAACTTCATCATATTCATCATAAGTCAGTACATTTGCTTTTTCAAAGTCCATGTTTCTTGACTCACCTAATACAGCATCAACACTACCACCTGGAACTAGTGCAGGATTACCTTTCATTTGCTTAATTCCTTTCTTAATAGCTTCGGCAGAGTTGCGTGCTTTTACGTCAACTGTCTGGCCCTTAAAGAGTTTACCAGCTTTCTTAGTAATAGTAACTTTCCAAAATTTAACTGCTTCTTCAACGGAATCGCTAAGAACAAACTTAACTTCTCTTGCACCTTTAAAAAATTTAATTAATTTAGGATCATTCGGAAAAACGATTTCATCTTTTTCAGCCTGTTGAATTTCACCTTTATACTTTGGAAACTTTTTCTCTACTTGTTTAATAAACAATTTAATTAGCTTAGGATTATAAACAACGGCACGATTTTCTTCAAGTTCAACGGACTCAGTACTAATACTTTTGATTTCATCTCTTTCACTTTCAATCTCGTCTTGATGTTTTTTCTTTAAATCTGCTTTTTCTTTAGCCCGAGAAACTGCGTCTTCTTGTAATTCTAAATCACCATATCTTTTCATCAACTGTTTTAATTTAGATTGAGTAGTATCAATAGTAAATTCATGTTCGCCATAAGGTGTTTTATAATAGTTCTGTATCTTAATACGCATTTTCTTTAATGCGGCTTTAACATTAGGCCATTCACTTGCATAGCCCCCAAATATTACGTCGAACTCCTTTTCTTGTAGGGTTTCTTCTTCTAAATCTTCTTCATTACGTAATTGCTTCATAAGGTCTGCAATCTTTCCAAGAGTTGCTTTGTCTTTGGCTGAGATGTTTTTCATCTTTCGCTCTTTATCGATTGCTTTCATCGTACGGCCATAATTTAAAGTAGATTCTTCAATCGTCTCTTTTAGTTTAGCAAGTTTCTTTTTAAGCATATTAATATACTTACTCTTGCCGTACATTTTCACCATACGAGGTGACGGATTTTTAATTAGTTTTTCAAGACTTTTAATGTCTAAGGCTTTGTCTGACTGTTTTTCTTTCATGTTTTTCCCATTAGATGATTGACCTGGCGTATCTTTCTTGTATTTATAAGAAAGCTCATCTGTACCTTGTTCACCAGCTCCACTTTCTACTGTAAATTTTTTATTTGATGTTTTAAAATCTTTCTTTCTCATTACAGTCTTTGCTATCAAATCAATCTCACCATTCTTATCTAACTGTAATACGAATGGCATATTAATATCAGTTTCCATATCTTTTATGACTGCTTCTGCTCCTTTACCAAGAGCTGAGATTTTCTTTCCGTGTCTTCTAAATGATTGCTTAAACAATCTTTGAATCTCTCCACCTGTTATTTGCTTTTTATTTCGAGCGTCATTGACGCGGTCGAGAAAGTGACGAGTAAATTCTATATCAAGACCCACCTTAGCCCAAAGCTTATCTGCAAATCTTTCAATAGTATCTAATTGTTTCTTTGTAACCATTATCCACCAAACTCCCATCCAGCTACTCGTTTCATTTGTTTCTTAAATTCTGCAAAGCTTGGCTTAGTTCGATAGAGTTTAATTGTTACTTCGGCTCTGTCCTTTCCTTTGATTCTCCAATCGTACTCTTTTTCTTTGTGTTCGGGCTTAGTTGTTTTTACAACGCGTCTTTCAAAGCCTGATTCCCAACTTTCTGGTTTTCCTTTACCTTCAGTGATACCAGATTTTTCTTGCCATTCTTCTGATGTCTTATTGTCTTTAATTGGCCCACCCTTTGCCCATGTATGACAAGAACGAGCTGAATGACATTTAAAATGGTGCATCCAGCAATAACCTAATACTCCATCTTTATCAGATGTTTTTCCAGGCATGCAGTCTTTCATTCTTGGCGAAACATCAAAAGCTACGCAATTACCGCATAATGATTTCTTAGCAGCAGCCGTAGTAGTTTTCCAGTACTTAGCAATCTTCTCCCAATAATTACCAGGCTCATCAACATTTAGTGGCCCATAATTATATTTCTTGATTGTAGCATCACGATTCTTTGTGTTAATAGCAAGGTCTTGTGTCGCAGGTGGACACTTCATTTCTTCTTCGATTTCTTCGGGCACACAATTTGGTACAACTTTGTCACCTTTCTTTTTCATACCAACTTTTTTAAATCCGTCCCAACATCCGTCAGCTTCATCTAAAGGTTTAAAACCAGCCTTAACACGAATTGCATTTATCTTTTTGATAATACCTTTTTGTTTTGGAGAACCAGGCATTGCACTCATTGCCTGATTTATAAGCTTGAGATATTCAGCACTCTTCATAAGGTCGCCTCTTGATTCTTCAAGCGATTCATTCTTTTCTACTACAGTGTATCCTAACTTAGGTACATTGTTATATCTTTCGAGTTCTTGTCCGCTCGGCGTCTGAATAGACACTCCACCTTTTATCTTTACGATTTTAAGAGAGCTTGCCTTAGAACCATAATCTTTT